TGGTCGTTCATACGCGCCGAAATTTTTTAGCGAGTGGGTCGGAGGGGGGTTTACAAGTTTACTATAATAAAATCAAAAGGTTTACAAAAATAGATTATGTTAATTACAATGGCAGAACTAGCTACACTAAAAAACGTGTCTAGAACTGCGGTTTCAAAGAAAATTAAAAGCGGAAAATTAGAAGGTGCAATTGTAAACCATAATGGTAGAAAACTGGTTAACAAAGAAGAAGCATTTAGATTATGGGACTTGCAAGCACCCCCAAGTAAGGATACAACCGTTAGAAAAAAGCTAAAAGAAGAAATAGACAGTAAAACACTAGAAGAAATACCAAGTTATGGGGAAAGTAAGGCAAAAAGAGAATATTTTTTAGCAGAATTAGCAAAAATAGACGTAGAACAGAAGAGAGAACAGGTAATAGACGTAGAAATAATAACTAAATCTGCATTTGCTAAAGCTAGAGCTATAAGAGCATCACTAGAAAATATTGCAGATAGGCTATCTCATCAATTAGCAGGTGAAGATAATCCTAGTGCTATACATAAGATACTTACAGAAGAGCATAGAGAAGCACTAGAAAATTTAGCATCATGAACGCATGGGAAAAAGCCTTTAATGATGGCTTAAGACCTACAGAACGTCTTACTGTAAGTGAATGGTCTAATAGATATAGAAGATTAAGTGTTAAGAGTAGTAGTGAAAGCGGAAAGTTTAGAACTAGCAGAACACCATATATAGAAGAACCTATGGACTGTCTATCTGCACATGATGATACAGAACGTGTTGTAATGATGTTTGCTAGCCAAACAGGTAAAACAGAAAGCATGAATTGCGCCTTGGGTTATTTTATTGATCATGCACCTGCACCTGCATTGATTGTTAATAGCACTATAGAAATGAGTAAAAGATTAAGTAAACAAAGATTAGACCCAATGATAGAAGAAACACCTGTATTAAAAGCAAAGATTGCACCACCTAGAAGTAGAGACAGTAGTAATACAATGATGGCTAAAGATTTTCCTAACGGTTTTTTTATACTTACTGGTAGTAATTCAGCAACAGGATTACGAAGTACACCATGTAAATATGTATTAATGGATGAAGTAGATTCATTTGTAACAGACGTTGATGGGGAAGGCGATCCTGTAGAGCTTGCTGTAAAACGTGCTACTACATTTCCTAAAAGAAAAATACTCTTAACAAGTACACCTACTATTAAAGATTTTTCAAGAATAGAAGCAGAATATTTAAAATCTGATCAAAGGGTTTATAAAGTCCCCTGTCCCATATGCGGTGAGTATCAACAACTGGAATGGAAGCAATTAAAATTTGATAAAGAAAACTTAAAAAAAACTAAATACGAGTGTATTGCCTGTAAGGAATTGTTTGACGAAAGACATAAAACAAAGATGCTAAGACAAGGTAAATGGGAACCACAAGCAGAAGGTGATGGAATAACAAAAGGCTATAGATTGAATGGGTTGTATAGTCCTTTAGGGTGGCTGTCATGGGAACAATTAGCAAGAGAATTTTTAGCAGCTAAGAAAGATGCACCACTACTTAAAACATTTGTAAATACACGATTAAGTGAAACATGGTCTGATGATTTTGAAAGTGCATTAACTGCTGAAGGTTTACTTAAAAGATGTGAAGAATATACAGAGGGATCATGCCCCGATGGTGTTCTGTTTGTTACACAAGGTGTTGACTGTCAAAAAGACAGATTAGAAGTTAGTACATGGGGATGGGGTGCAAAGGAGGAATCATGGCTTATTGAGCATTTTGTTATAAATGGTGATCCACATCAATCGCAGGTATGGAAAGATTTAGATTATTTTATAAATAGAGATTATGAACATGCAAACGGTAAAACTATTAAACCTGTTATTACTGCTATAGATAGTGGTGGTATTCATACTAGTGAGGTTTACCAATATGCAAGAGAAAGACAAGCATTAGGAGTAATTGCTATAAAAGGACAATCTATAAGAAACAAACCACCAATAGGTAAACCTACAAGAGTAGATATAAACATAAAGGGTAAAAGTTTAAAAAAAGGAAGTCTTTTATATCCTGTTGGAGTAGATACTGTGAAGAATACATTGATAGGTAGATTAAAAAGTAATGCAGAAGATAGCGATGCATATATACATTTTCATGCAACAACAGGAGAAGAATATTTCAAACAGATTACAAGTGAACGCCAGCAATTAAAAACAAACAGAGCGGGCTTTCAGGTGACAATGTGGGTTAAGAAACCAAATCAAAGAAATGAGGCTTTAGATTGTTGGGTTTACAGTTATGCAGCTATGGTTTTATATATAAGTAAATACCCGAGAAATAAGGTATGGAAATTATTAGAACAAAAATTAATTAATAAAGGTAATGTACAACAAAGAAAGAACGCTACAATGATGGATAATAGGAATAATCAAAACTATGTTAATTCGTGGTAATAAAAATGTTTCAATCTGATATACCAAAAACTATTATTGCTGGTACTACTGTTGAATGGGTAGATGAAGCAACTACAGCAGGTGTTGATGAGGTAATAACATCTACTGAATGGACATTAGAATATTATTTACGAACAAATACCGCAAGTGAAGGATTAACAGCAACAGGCACACAATATCAAAACACTACAGGCTGGAAGTTTACAATTACATCTACACAAAGTAATGAATTAGCTGCTGGTATATATTATTGGGCTGCAAGAGCATTTAAAAGCGGAAAAGTATTTGAAATTGCCAATGGACAACTAGAAGTTAAACAATCTTTGCAATATTCAGGTACGCCAACTGCTATTGACAACAGAACACAGGCAGAAAAAGATTTAGAAACAGTACAGGCTGCAATAAGAACGCTTACAGAAGATAAGGCTGCTGAATACAGTATTGGCAATAGACGATTCAAGCGTCAGGATCTAGCAACACTAATTACAAGAGAATCACAATTAAAATCTATAGTGTTTAGTGAAAGAAGGGCTAGTATGATTGCACAGGGTTTAGGTGATCCTAAAACTATGTTTGTACGCTTTTAAGGGGGACTAAATGGGCTTAATTAATGCTTGGAAGGGCTTATTTACTACTAAAAACGTCTACCAAAAACGTCAAAATTTGCAAAGAATATACAAAGCAGCGACTGTAGACCGCACTACATTAGATTGGATGGTGTCACAAACTAGTCCTGATCAAGAATGGAAGAATGGTATTAAGAATTTAAGGAATAGAGTACATGACGTAGTTACTAATAATACATATGCAGCGCAAGCTATTAGATATGCAACTAACCAAATCGTAGGGCAGGGTGTAAGGATGCAAGCGCAGATACCTAAACAAAGAGCAAATCAAAAAGGTAAGTTAGATGTAAGAACAAATGAGCTTATAGAGAATGAGTGGAGTAAATGGGGTAGGCGCGATAGCTGCGATATAAAAGGTGTTCTTTGTTTCAGTGAAGTAGAAAGATTAGCTGTTAGGTCAATGGTAGAAAGTGGTGAATGTTTTATAAGGATGCATAAAAAAAGATATGGAAGATCAAAAATACCTTTTGCATTAGAAGTTATAGAAGCTGATATGTTAGATCAAGATTATCAGGGTGTTAAAAAGAGTGCAAAGAACACTTGGCGTTTAGGTATTGAACTTACACCTGAAGGAAGGGCTATAAATTATGCCTTTTTAACAAAGCATCCGGCAGATAATTTTTATTCAGCACCAACAGGACAAAAGCAACATATTATTGTACCAGCAAAAGAAGTATTTCATATATTTATGCCTTTAAGACCTTCACAACATAGGGGCATACCTTGGCTGGCTAGTGCTATTACAAACCTACATCAATTAGAAGGTTATATTGAAAGTCAGGTTATTAGAGCTAGGGCTAGTTCTGCACTTATGGGATTTATAAGTAACTCAGAAGGTGAAATAGATGCAGGTGGTGAAGTATACCAAAATGAAAGGGTTAAAAGCTTCCAGCCGGGGGTATTTCACTATTTAAATCAAGGTGAAGAAGTTACAATTCCTAATATTGATGCATCATCTGGAGACTTTGAACCATTTATAAGAGCTATCTT